GTTTCCGATGCCTGCGTAAAATTCGAAAGGTTTGACCATCAATGTTTTATATTGATTGTCAAATGCTTAACTATGCGAATAATATATGATTTTATAATAAAATCTGCTATTCGCACAAGGATTTAGGGCAAAATATTGAAAATTTTGCACATAAAAAGCGAAGAAACGAACATAATTAGGTTTGGATTTGAGGTTTTTTTGTTCTATATTTTGCGAAAAATGAGGAGGCTGACATGAAAAGGATAATGATCATATTGTTTTTGCTGGGCTTTCCGTTTTTATTGTGGGCGGAATTTAAGACTAGCTGCGAGTGCGGATGCCATGATCATGGCAAGGATAAGTGCACTAGTTGTGAAAGATACCATGAAAAAGACGAATGCCCCTGCCATTGTCATGACGGGGGCGCTACTTCGGGCTGTGCTACTTGTGTATCTTTCCACGAGGATTTCAGGCGTTACGGAGCTGAGGAGGCATTCAGAAACCTGTCACAGCTGCTCCGATACCAATCACCCTGGAGCCACCAGAACGTGAGTATTCCACCTTTACGGACTGTACATAGTAACGGCCGGGATTGACGGATTTCTTATTGTCTGACAGTTCCACTATGTACCCAGCATCACAGTAGGGTATGAGCCAGGTCTTGAAACTGCCATCATATCCCGTATAAGACTTTGAATTGTATAGGTTGTCTGCTATGGCCTGAAGGCTTGCGGTGTCCTTGATGCAGTTACCCATATTAATACTTAATTCGTTTCCGCCCTTTCTGCCCTTTGAGGCTTCCGCCTTGTCTCCGTTTGTGTTTTGCCCCGTAACTTCTACGTACAGAGGTCTGTCGTCCTCGTTCTTCCACTTCAGACTTGTCCCCTCCTTGCAGATGTTTCGCTGCATGGAGTATCGTGTCTCCCCGTCGGAATGGGTGTACTGAGGCACGATGTGCAGGACGTTGCCGCGTATGTATATATTAGGGCTTCCGTCTTTTTGTATTCTTTCCATCGCCTCATAGGCTGTTGAATTGTGGAATGTTAGTTTCCCGTACGTGTAGGAGTAGAGGCAGTCTATGGCGAGCGGTTCGCCCAGTCCCTCGCTGCGGATGAGGTCGTTGACCTTGCCGACCACGTACTCCAGCACGTTCTTCAGGGGGGCGTCCTTCATCTCCCCGTTCGGTATGTCCACCCTCTGGAACAGCAGCAGCGCATCCTCGCACTCTATGGTCAGCTCCCCGCCGTCGAGGCTCACGCTCCTGACGTATCCGGAGAACTCCTCCCTGAGCTTCCCGTCGTATCCGAGCTCTATTCTCACGCTCTGCCATTTGGCTATCTGTTTCACGTATGCGAGGTTCCTGCCGTGCGCTACTGCGGGGCACACGATCGTCGCCCTGTCCGTCAGCTTTGTGACGTCCTTTTCTATCTTCACGCTTGTTAGGACTGGGAGAACCGTCTCCCCGATCCTGATCATGTGGTCCATCCTGTACATGTTACTCTCCCTCCAGGTTGTATGAGTCGTCGCTGACGGCCGTGATTGTGAATATCTGATTTTCCTGTCCGTCCGTCGCATCGAACCGGAGCGAGGTGACGGCTATGCGTGTGATGTCGAACGTGTCGTTGAGCAGTCCGCATGTGACGATGAGGTTCTCCCGTGCGTTGCACAGCTCGACGAGTCTCTGCATGTACCATTCGAGGGTGTTGAACTCGTCCTCCATGAGCAGTCCGCTGATCGTCACGGTCCAGTCGTTGTGTCTCCACAGCTCCTTGACGGTCCCCCTTATGTCGCCGTCCGCTATCTCCCTCGTGACGATGCTGTTTCCCCCGCTGACCGCCACGCGTGGGTCGGTCGGCAGGTTGAACACCCTGTCCGGTTCGGAAGAGAGGGCGAGCCCCACGGGCACAATGAAGTGCGTGTTGTCGTATTCCAGCCCCGACTTCGGGTAGGTGACGGGGATGGGCGAATATCCCATGGCGGGTGTTCGGCGGCTGCGCACGTCTCCCCGTGCGGTCCCGATGCCGCCATTGATGATTCTGATTGGATCTTCCATATTCGTAATAGATTAACGTCTAAATATTTCGCTAAATTAATAATAATATCTAAATTTACGCACGAATAACGGAAATATCGGAATCATGGAGAAGGTGAAGACAAGGGCAGGGCAGAGCCTGCTGGACATAGCCGTGCAGGAGTGCGGCTCGCTTTCGGGCGTGTTCGGGGTGGCGGACGCCAACGGCGCATCGCTGACCGACGATCTTGCGCCTGGGACACAGCTGGATGTGCCGGAACGGATTGACGGGCGCACGGCGGGTGTGTTCGCCGGCATGCTTCACAAGCCCGCCACGGCTCTTTCGGAGACAGACGAGCTTCTTGATTCGGACATAGAGATATTCGACGACACGTTTGACGAAACATTCGAATGATATGGCAAGGACGATAGAGGAAATAAAGAAGGAGATGACGGATGCGTTCATGGCGGACGAGACCGTACGTGCGAAGTACGGCTTCGAGCCTGGCGCCCGCTTCTCGGAGGTGTTCTCGAAGGTAAGCGTCGAGAACATCCTGTTTTACCTCCATGCGGCACGCACGTGGACGCTTGAGACGCTGTTCGACAAGCATCTTGCGGAGGTGAGCGACATAGCGGAGCGCAAACGGCCGCACACGCTGAAGTGGTACAGGGACAAGGCGCTGTCCTTCCAGTACGGGTGCTCCCTGTCCCCGGACGTGGCGGAGTACGACAATACGGGAATGACGGAGGATGAGGTGGCTGAAACCCAGATCGTGAAGAAATGCAGTGTCCAAACCACCGACTCCGTCCGGCCCACCATACAGGTGAAGGCTGCCAAGGAGGACGACCCGCTCACGTCTGAGGAGCTGGAAGCCTTTTCGGCCTACATGGCTCAGATAGCCGACGCCGGCCTCACGACTGTGTGCGTCAGCGGGGAGCCCGACATCCTGGTTATGTCCGTGCACGTGATCTACGACCCTCTGGTCATGGATGGCAGCGGCATACGGTACGTCGGGGGCGACAATGTCGTGGCCGACACCGTCGCGGCGTACTTGTCAGACCTGGAATGGAACGGCGACCTCTACCTTCGCAAACTGGAGCAGAGGCTGATGGAGCAGGACGGCATACGAACCGCCCATGTGACGCTTGCCAAGGCGGGGCCTACCCGTAACCAGCTGCAGACTATAAGCGAGCACTACACTCCGTACTACGGGGCGATACAGTGCGACACTGACAATGATTTAACGGTTACCTATGAGCGTTTTTAAGATCAACTTCGACAAACTCAATCTCCTCCTGCTTCCGACGATGCTCAGGAGGGGTCTGATGTACAGGCTTAGCAAGGCACTCACCGCACCCGTCAAGACCATCTACGGGCGATTCCTCGCCCGCCGTGCGGAGGTGCTTTTCGCACTTCGCTACGATTCGGGCAAGTACAGCATCGAGAGGTATCTGAACAAGGCTTTCGGAGACGGGGGGAACGACATCTACATCACGAATGCGGAGCGTCCGCAGCAGGCCTACCTGCCTCAGTTCCTGACCTTCTACCTCCACGACGTCGATGACTACGGGGCGGTGGAGAGGAAGTATCTTACGCAGTATCTGCCCTTCTACATCGACGGGATGTCGAAGAGAGTGGACTTCACCGTGCACATACCGTCGTCGCTCCATGCGAGCGCCGAAAGCATCAGGTCGGCCGTGGCGGGTCTCGCCCTGCCTTCCTACACGTTTGACATAGTAGAGTATTAACGACATAAAAACCGAAGACAATGGACAGAATAGAATTAGAGGATACTGGCTTCCCGTATAGCGCACAGACATTGCGTTTCATGCAGGAGGCGTTTACAAGACCGCTTGCCGATCTTTGCAAGGCGCACGGAAGCAACTTCATAGCATGGGGATGCGACGTGTCTGGCGGATCCATCACAGCAGGAGCCATCGTGGTTGACGGCGAGCTCTTGCCGTTCGAGGCGGGAGTGTACAATGCCAAGTTCAAGATTGAGGAGTCGAGCACCAACGTGGTCTATGAGGACCAGGTGCAGCGCTCCGCCTATTTCACCCGCAAGGCGGTCTGCTCTGCCGGCGGGGCATACACCTTGGCGGACTTCCCTCGACTGAGAGTGCCGAGGAAGTATGTCGAGACGGACTGGACGACGGTTCCGTTCTATGACAGCGTCGGAACATGGGAGGACGCCGGCGAGGCGCTGACCCCTTCCGGCTTGGTGAAGGGCGCAACGGCTAACAACGTTCTGAAGGCGAGAATCACACAAGACGGTATGGTGATGCTCAGTGGCGGAGGCAGGCATAGAAGTGACCTGTACTCCAATCCGGCGCCGTTTGAATACGCAGTTCTTCCGGAGAAGTTTCGGCCATCGGGAATACGTTATGTCCCCGTCACCGGACACGGGTCTTACAACGGAAACGACTACGTGGTGCATGGTTACGCTTGGATCTATCCGAGTGGCTCGGTCAACCTTCCCGATGTCTTCTGTGGCGACGGCAACATCATGATCGCCCCTTTCTTCAACTGTCTGTTTAACCTGGACTAACGGGAGGCGACTTATGGGGGCGTACGAGACACTGCTGGCGAAGGCCAGGCGCATCAAGACGGAGAGCTCCGACAGGGCCAACACGGCTCTGCGCGTCGGTGGCTGGATGGAGGAGGCGCTGACGTGGCTTGAGGGAATGCTCGCGGAGAAGGCAGACGCCGTCTCCCCTGATCTGATCACGGGGGCTAAGACGATTGTGGGGGCCATCAATGAGGTGGCCTCCTATGCTGGTATGAGTGAGGAGAGGTACGACGCCCTTATTGCCAGGCTCACGGATGCGGAATCCGCCATCAACGTGCTTGAGCAGTCGATAGAGGGGTGCTGCCGTCTTAGGGAGTACCCCTCCGCATCTTTGTTCCCGCAGTCGGGCGAAAGCAACGCGCTCTATATTGATGCATCGGCAGGAGCGATGCACAGATGGGACGGAGATCAATACACGGTCATGGGCGGATACACGGCGGGTGACGGAATCTCGATAAACGGGAGCGTCATAAGCAACACGCACACACCCATAACGACGGAAGAGATAGATTCAATTTGCATATAACCAATAAACAGATAAAGATATGGCACTAACACGCAACGACCACTACCTCGACAATGAGGGACTAAGACAGGTCTGGGAGAAGATCGAGTCCCTCGTCCAGTCCGCCGTGGCGACGCTGACGACCATGATAAACGGCAAGAGAGATCTCTTCTCGCTCACGGACTCATGGATTGGTCGGAATGCTGCAGGTGTTACCTACGGAGTTGCATGTAGATTTAAGTTAACTTCTGTATCGGAAGCAAGGTCAATATTCATGCGTATCAATGCAAGAGGTGTTATTCATAATCTAAGGATAGCAGCTTCATCATCTTCACTTTCAATTGTAGATTTACAAATTTCTAATGCCCCATCAGATAACGATGTATATGGTTATCTTGATACGGATACGGGTATTGTTACCATATATCTGTATATGGTAAATTATCGTGAAGGTGCATCAGTAACTGAGTTTAGTCCAGCCAATTACTATTATTATAATTCAAGGCTTACTAATATTGAATTCCCTGATAAAGAGTATGTTTCTACGTTACCAACTGGCTACGTAACAGCAATTCAGGGAGGTTGGGCAAGATACGATGGGAATGGTAATGACATTAGTACGTATTATGCAGCATTAGTTCATAGTCATGGGGATATAACTAATGACGGAGCTATAGCAAGTTCTACCTCCATTGACGGATCAAATGATCATCTGGTATTTTCCGATGCGTCTGATGACAGTAAACTGAAGAAAACCTCAGTAGCAAATGTATCCCAGTCAATGACTGGACTTGCAAATTCTGGTTCAGCCACAAGCTTGGATGATGGTACGGAGTTCATAACATCCTATAGCGGACCTGACGGATTCTCCACAACTAATCGTGTCAATATCTGGTACAAACGTAAGATAACTCTATTATGGAATTACATTAATTCTAAGATAACTGCAGGTACTGGATTGACTAAGACTGACGGTACGATCAATCACTCCAATAGTGTCACCGCACAGACAAGTGACTTAGGTTCATATAATAGTATACCGATTATAAGGTATGATGCGCAAGGTCACATTACTTACGGAAGTGACCAGAATATTTTTTCGAACGAACAATATTCTACAATTAAATGCGGGTACGTTAGGAATAATGACTCTGGAGTTGGATGGTATAAAGTCGGAGAGATAACTTATTGGACAAGTACATATCAGAGAGCAACAGTAGTAATATCTGTAATGGGAACTTATTCCGAAACATATAATGATTACGGTATGTTAAGAATAAGGTTGACTAATAACACTACTGCCGGAGTAGCTTCTACTCCAATTTGTCAATGGTTATTCAAAACAGCCGGAACCTCGACGAGGTTCAAAACTGACTGCATAAGAATGGTAAAGAATGAGACACAAAGCAGCAGTGGTGTAACTTTATCAATATATATGTATTTGGCTGGAAGTTCTCATTCATATAATTTCTTAGTATTGAATGAGTCAATCTATGGATCAGTTGTTAAATCTCAATTGCTAAAATTCAGCAACTCTACAACTAAGGAGATTACGGAGCCTGCACCCACTTACTTCAGCACAATGGCTCCGTTGGAACTTGGAAATCAGAGTAACTGTTTGAACATTACTAATGACAACTGGCAGTCATATATGACAGCAAGTAATGAAAGCTCAAGTTTTTACAGTTGTGATATACTTACGATACCAGAAGGAATAACAAGTATATTCTTCTCTACACAGCAGACAGCGAGCATCTCATGTATAAGGGGAAAAGAAACGTACGGAAGATTCCCACGCAACGGAGTTCGCATTACGATAGCAGGCAATTGGAAACCTCAGGAGAACGGAGGATATGCAGGAGGAAATGCAGAAGGAAGATTCTCACAATATCTTTATACTTATCGTGCAGGTGTATCAGGAAGCTATAAAGATAGCCGGATGGATGATGCTTTTGAAGACTTTCTGTATTTTAACGGAGTTTGGTATTCTAAAGGATATTGATATGGTGGAAGTAGTGATTATAGGACATAATGAGGCAAGGTATGCGGAAGCTATGAAGGCTGGAATACCGCAGGAGTGGAAAGTGACGTATATAGCTGACAGATGCACAAGAGACGAATTAGGATGGATTCGGTGCTTCTTCCCTGATGCTATAGACACGAGCTATATGGCACTCACCGGCAGGCAGACATCCTTCTGCCGCAACCTCGGTCTTTCGAAATGCGATCCATCATCAGACGTGCTGTTTCTTGACGGAGACAGACATCCCGTCAAAGGCAGTCTGACGGACGTGTATAAGAACATTAGAACGGATGCCGTTTGTCTTCCCGTCGAGGAGGACTTCAGGACGGTTGAGAACTTTGAGATGAATTATGGAAGAGTTTTCAATGGTTTCTTCTCATGCGGTCTGTTCATGCGCAGGTCGGCGATAGAGAAGGTGCAAGAGTTCCAGGAAGGTCAGCTGTTCAGGGAGGACATGCAGGATGTTTGGGGAATAGAGGATACTACGCTTGGCGATGTATGCTACAGTCTCGGGCTAACTGCTGAACTTACTGATAAGGTGGTTCTGAGAGGGGCATTTGAACGAAACTATGTTGACGGCCTTGACGTGGTGGAGCGGAGGCTAGCGTTCAGGAACTCGCTCCCTAATGTGAGGTGGGACTGACGGGGAATTATCAACCATTAATTATACAGATATATGCAGATAGCAATGACACTGGCGGAGAGGATCCGCCTCGCGGAGAAACTCCCGCAGTACGGAGCACTGCAGAGAATGAAACAGGTGAAGCGAATCAGACAGGCACTTGTCGGGTTCACGGATGCCCAGAAGACGCAGTACATCATAGTAGCCGTCGGCAACACGTTCGTGACAGGCAACCCGACCACACGAATAATGGTCACGCTCGATGATGACATGCTGTCAACCTTTGTGTCCATCATAACGGAATGGTCGGCCGCAGGCACGATAGAGGAATCAGATGCCGATATTTGCGACACGATCATCAACTCGATAACACCGGAGCCGACCGAGTAAGGCACAGCAGGGCGAAGAAGGAGAGGGTGGAGAGTGACGAACATGAAGAACGGAAGGCTATAGCCCCCCGTTCCTCTCTTCACGATAGCGTGCAAGTTCGGCCCGCACCAGTTCCCTGATGCGCTCCTTCACGCCGGTCGGCACCGAGAAGGTGATGGAAGCCTTCGGCTCGTCATCCATTCTCTTTCGCCCCGATCCGGCACGCTTTCCTCCCCATGCGGGTGATTTCTCTTTTCCTGGCATAATAAAAAAAAATTGCTATATTTGCACCGACAGCCCAAATCGGAGGGGATTGCTCCCCTCTTCTTTGCTACGGTTTGATAACTATCTTTTTGATTTTTATCTTACCGTCTTCGATTACAATTACGATTTCGGTACTCATAATGTAAAAGATTTGGGCTGTTTTTTCCTACTCTTCAGGGTTTCGGTTTCCCTTTGTAATCTCTTTCTCTTTGATTACATAACAAATATAGCACTTTTATTTTGATTTTACAAGTTTTCTTTCAAGTTTTTGGAGAGAAATCGACACCTTTTTTAACTGATTTTCACTATATTGCAATAAAAACATCATGAGCGTAGAAAGCAAGATAAAAGACACCATCAGAGACATCGCCAGGCAGGGCAGGGGAGCCGACACGTGCTTCCACACGGCTGTGGTGAGGTCCGTGGCGGAGAACGGGGAGACCTGCTCGGTGGAGGCTTACGGCGCGACATGGACGGATGTGAGGCTCACGGCAGTGGCCGATGGCGGGTGCGACGTGAAGGTTTTCCCAAAAGTCGGCTCGCCAGTGCTGGTGGCTGACCTGAGCAACGGGTCGATGTCCGACCTCGCCGTGATCATGTACAGTCGCTTCGACCGCATCGAGCTGGGAACGGCGGAGCACACAGCCGCCAATGCCGACGTGCTGCGCAGGGAGCTGGACAAGCTGACACGCAGGGTGGACACCATCATCAGGGCGATAGAGAACGCCGTACCAACGCCGCAGGACGGAGGAGCCGGGCTGAAATCGACGATGGTGGCGGTATTGCAGACGATAACGGGGAAGGAGGACTTCTCCGGAATAGAGGACTCTAAAATTAAGCACGGATGAAAAAGAAGAGATACGGAATACAGATAGACGATACGGGCGACCTCGCAGTGGGAACGTCCATCGAGACCGGCGACACGCTCGCACAGAACGAGTACATACTCATGCTGGCGCAGCCTGGCGAACTGAAGGAGAACCCTCTCGTCGGGGCGGGCATGGCCGACATGGTTGGCAGTGCCGGAACGGCAGACATCAAGAGGAGGGTGCGTGACGCGTTCAAGGCGGACGGGCTCCTGATAAAGGAGTTCGAAATGGGCAGGAACGGCGCCATCGTCCGACTGGAGGCGGACTACAGATGACCCCGGAGGAGTTTGCGAGGAGACTGAAGGCAGGTCGGAAGGAACTGCGGGAGCTGGTACGCCATAAAGGCCCGCGCATCGTCGGCGTGCGTGCGGTCAGCTTCTACAAGGAAGGATACAGGCGTGGCGGCTACATAGACGGAGGATTCCATCCGTGGCCGCTGACGCAGAGACAGAGGAGCGGAGGAAGGAAGGCTTCGGACAGATACGGGGCTCTTCTTTCGGGAAGAAACAGAATGTTCAGTGCCACGAATTACAGAACGGGCAACGCCTCCGTAACCATCTACAATGACACTCCGTATGCGTCCGTACACAACGAGGGAGGGGAGACCCATCCGACCGTCACTCCGCAGATGCGCAAATACTTCTGGGCGATGTATTACGAGAGAGGCGGAGAAGGATCCCAGGAGGCGGAGCGATACAAGTGGCTTGCACTGACCAAAAAGAAGAAGCTGAGGGTGAAGATACCGCAGAGAAAGTTCATCTACCGCTCTAAGGAGGTTGGCGAACTGATCAGGAACACGCTCAAGGCAGAAATGAAAAAGATACTGACTAAATAACGATATAGCATGGAACATTTACTCACTTCAATCATAGGGAGGCTGGAGAGCGTCGGCGGGAGCCTCGGTCTCAGCTACATCGACGAGGAGTACGGGCAGGTGGAGTTTCTCGACTACGAGGACAGGGACACATATCCTGTCACTTTCCCCTGTGTCCTGGTTGACTGCCAGGGCGAGCAATGGGCACAGGCGGGAGACGGTATGCAGAGGGGCGTGGCGACGGTGAATGTCAACGTCTATATAGACTGCTACGACGACACGCACGCCTTCATAGCCCCTCCGGAGACAGTGGAGGAAGAGGAAATTGGCGAAGAGACTGCAACCATTTCCGCCACGGCGGGCAAGGCCGACTGCCGAATGGCTCTAGTAAGGTCCGTGACCGAGTATCTGCAGGGCTGGAGTCCGCTCGAGGAGGGCAGAACCCTCACGAGGGTGAGCACAAGCACATCGACGCTCAACCATCACATCAAGCTCTACCAGATAGCCTTCACAGTTCCCGTGTATGAATCGTTCGCTCCCGCAAGACGTTCGCACACGCCGCAGGGAATGAAACTGAATGTCAAACTGAAAACAAACACGACATGGGCGCAAAAATAACACCGGCGCAGGCGAGACGGAAGGACTACGCAAAGATACTCTACGTCCAGGGATTTCAGAGCGCCACGGAGATCGGCGAGAAACTATGGACAAAAGAGGGGCAGAGCGACGAGGCGAGGGCGAGAGCCATACACGCAGGAGAGGTGGTCGTCCGCAAATGGATCAAGGAGGGGGCGTGGGACGAGCTGCGCACGTCGCTCTCCATCACGAGAGACGCCAACCTGAAGAACCTCTACCAGCAGATCTCGACAATCACCAACAACATAGCGAAGAGGGAGCCCGACGAGCGAGTGGCGACGAAGGAGGAGGCCGAGATGCTCTCCAAGCTGGCGGACATCATCTCCAAGCTGGAGGCAGAGATAGGCATCAGCGAAATCGTCAACACCGGGATGCAGTTCATTGACTGGATAAGGAGCCACGACATAGGAGCCGCCAAGGAGGTCTGCACCTACTGGGACGAGTTCCTGAAATTCAAGATGTGCGGATGATCGGTGCACTGATTGGTGCACTATCGAGGCATTGAAACCAAATGAAGAAGAAGCATGAAGCAGAATGACAGATACGCACTGAAGGAATGGGAGTCCTACAAGAAGACGCTGATGATGGATGTCGGCGTGGACATGCGCATGACGCCGACGGAGCGACGACTGCTGCGTAAGAAGCTGGAAGCCGACCCCGTGGCATGGATGCAGTATTTCTTCCCCAACTATGCCAAATACCCGTTTGCCAAGTTTCACATAGATTTCATCCACCGCATCCTGGACAATCCGGAATGCTTTGAGGTGATCAGCTGGAGCCGTGAGCTGGCCAAGTCCACCGTGACGATGATGCTGGCTCTCTATCTCACATTGACGGGCAGGAAGAAGAACGTGATATGCACCAGTGCAACGGAGAAGGGAGCCATCAAGCTGATAACCCCCTATCGTGAGCAGCTGGAGTTCAATTCGGCCATCCGCCTTCTTTACGGCAAGCAGCCAGTGCTCGGTCAGTGGAAGGACAACGACTTCACAGCCGTATGCGGTGCGTCGTTCATGGCCATAGGAGCCGGCAACTCGCCGAGAGGCACAAGAAACGGAGCAGCACGCCCCGACTTGATCATTGTCGATGACTTCGACACAGACGAGGACTGCCGTAATCCGGAGACGCTGAACAACAAGTGGGAGTGGTGGCAGCGTGCGTTGTATCCGACGCGTTCCATCAGCGAGCCGACTACGATCATCTTCTGCGGCAACATCATAGCCCGGGACTGCTGTGTGAAGAGAGCTGGTGAGATGGCGGATCACTGGGACATAGTTAATATAAGAGACGCTTCAGGGCGGAGCACATGGCCTGACAAGAACACGGAGGAGCACATCGAGAGAGTACGCCGTTCGATAAGCGCTGCCGCTTTTCAGGCGGAGTACTACAACAACCCGGTGAGCGAGGGAC